AGTCATCAGGCAACCGATGTTATTTTACGAAGTAAGCGATCAGCTGACAGACGCTTTAGCTGAACGAGACGGTGCGAAAGAGGAGCTCGCTGTTGTTGATGCCGAGCTCGACAATTCTTGGCGGCGCAAACTTGCTAAAGCCAAAGATAGGGTTACAGATAAAGTTGTTCTAAGCTGTGTCCTAACCAGCCCAGAACATGAAAAAGCCTTTCAAGCCTTTTTACATGCCAAAACAAAAGCCGACAGGTTACTCGCATTGAAGGAGGCTTTCCAGCAGCGCAGTTTCATGCTAAGGGATTTGGTAGCCCTTTATTCAGCCAACTATTATGAAACGTCTTCATTGAAACCTTCAAAAGCACAGGATATATCACACTACCATTCTAATAGAGCGCATATGAATGACGCACGAGTAGCCAGAAAGGTGATTAATGGCAAAAATGGTTAAAAAGGAAGAGCGTGGCTTTAGTTATAAGAAGCGTAGCGCAGAAACACTTAAAGAACGGGCTAACATGAGAGGTGGAAATTTTGACACCTTTGTAAAGCCAAAGTTCAAACAGTGGAAGCCTAAAGAAGGCAAAAACCTAATCCGTATCCTCCCCCCTACCTGGGAACCTGATGATGCCCCATGGCAAGAAACTGCCCATTATGGTTTAGACATTTTCGTCAACTATAACATTGGTGCTGACAATCAGGCATATCTGTCATTGAATAAGCACCTTAAAGGAGAAGACCCACTTGCTGAAGCCAAGCGTGAAGCACAACAAGAGGGCGAAAAGGAATTCGCCAAGAAACTTAGCCCTACCCAACGCATTCTTTACTGGATCATTGACAGAAACGACGAAGATGAAGGACCCCTCTACTGGGCAGCGCCTTTCACTTTTGACAAGTCACTGTCAAATCTTTGCATTGATGAAGATACTAAGGAAGTTATTTTCATTGACGACCCTGCCAAGGGCCGCGATGTGCGTTTCTACAAAGAAGGTACTGGGCTCAACACCAAGTATGACTCGAGCAAGATGAAGGTGCTTGGGCCGTCGTCAATTCACGAGGACGAAGGTATTGAAGAGGAGTGGCTTGAGTTTATTACTGACAACCCATTGCCTTCAATTCTGAACTTCTATGACTATGACCATATCAAGGGTAGCTTTGACGGTCAGATTGGTAAGTTTGATGATGATGACGAGGATGAAAAACCTGTGAAACGAAAGCGTAAAACTGATGAAGAAAATGAAGAAACTACAAAACCATCAGCTCGGCGACGGAAGGCTGAGGCGGAACCTGATGAAGAAGACGAGCCTGAAGAAAAACCACGTTCACGCCGCCGCATGGCTGATCAAGAAGACGATGAAAAGCCCATGGGGCGCAAGCGACGTGGAGTGGAGGATGATGACGAGGATGATGAAGATGAAGCGCCCCCTACGAAAAGCCGCCGTGGGAGGAGTGAAGATGACGAGGATCAGTCAGAGGGCCGTCGCGGCAGCCTTCGCGAGAAACTAGCTGCGAGGCGTCGCAGTCGCGACTCAGACGACGACTGAAACCATACTGAGACGCGCGGGCCGAGATCCAGTGCAAATGGATACTCGGCCCCTTTCTGTGATCATGAATGACTATTTTCCATATGAGCGCTGGGCTAAAGAGCAAAATGTGATTAATCGTGCTGGTTACCGCACGTGGTACGAATTATTGAGAGCTAGACATGCCAAAAAATAACTCAGCCCACCCTCCCCCAACCAACCCTCATTACGAGCTAACCCTTTTGCTGCTCAACGAGTTCAAGGCCAAATACGCTGAACTGACAACCAGAGACTTGGCTGATCCTATGATGCTTGCAAGAATGAGCACAGTAGCTCTCAGCCAACTGAAACTTTGAAGAGGCATTTAAGCGTGCACCCCGGTTCGAGCCATGACTAAAAAAGCAACAGATTGGCCGTTAGTCGAAAGTAAACAAGAATTTGGTAAGTGGGCCAAGCGTGCCCCTAGGGCTGTCCTCACACCAAAAAATAGCTACTTCACTTCGGCCAAGAAGGACATTCAATTTGTTAGCTCTGGTTGTGCCGTTCTGGATTGTGCTCTTGGTGGTGGTTTTGCCCTTGGCCGGACGGCCAACGTGGTCGGCGATAAAAGCACGGCTAAGACTGGCACCGCTACAGAAGTAATGATCAACTTTACCCGAGCCTATGATGGTACCGTAGCCTACCGTGAGGCTGAGGCAGCATGGGACGATGCCTATGCTGAAGCCATGGGGTTGCCCCTTGATAAAATTGACTTTGGTGATCCGGAGAAACCACTTGAAACTGTTGAAGACTTTATCCGTGACTTTGATAACTTCCTTGAAGACCAAACTAGAAAAAAGAAGCCTGGGCTTTACGTACTGGATTCACTTGACGCTATTTCAGATGAAGATGAAATGGACAGAGATCCAAGCAAAGGCTCTTATGGTGGAGCAAAAGCTAAAAAACTTAGTGAATTCTTTAGAAAACTGACCAGACGTCAGGAAAAGGCCAATGTTCTATTGCTCATTGTATCCCAAGTGCGAGACAATATTGGTGCCATGTTCGGAGAAAAGAACAAACGAAGTGGTGGGCGTGCGCTGGATTTCTATGCATCACAAATTGTGTGGTTGGCACACATTAAACTCCTTAAGCGAACAATCAATAAAATTGAACGCCCTTACGGAATTGAAATTAAGGCTAAAGTTAAGAAAAACAAAGTAGGCTTGCCGTTCCGTGAAGCTGACTTTCAGTTTGAATTTGGCTATGGAATTAATGATTTGCTTGCCAGCATCAACTGGCTGGAAGAGGTTGACCGGCTTGCTGACTTCAATTTAAAGAAATCAGCAGTTAAAGATTACGTCAGAGATATTAGTCTAATGAATTCTGAAGAATATAATGCTGAACAAAAAGCTGCTGCTGAAGTAGTAAAGAGAGTTTGGGCTGAGGTTGAAGAAACATTCATACCAAAGCGGAGTAAGTATTCATGAATACTCCTTTTGTGTTAGCTTCCACTAATCATGGCCCTATGATTGTCAACAGATTTGATACAGGAGTCAGTTGGCAACTTTTCATATTTGGAGTTCATGAGGTAGAAGTTGTTTCCTTTGGCCTAGAATTGATCCTTGAATGTCATGACGTATATGGTTACGGCGTAACCATTATTGATGTCGGAGCCAATATAGGTACCTGCACTATTCCATGGGCAAAACAATGTGGAAACTGGGGAAAAGTCACCGCATTTGAACCACAAGAACGTATATTTTACGCACTGGCAGGAAATATTGTACTCAATAACTTGATGAATACGGGTGCAATTCATGGAGCTGTCTCAGACACTACAGGAAATATACTTATTCCAAGAGTTGATTATGAAGTGGCTAGTAATTTTGGTGGAATTGCTATGAAAGATGGATTATTACAACATAGTCCAGGTCAACTAATTTCCTATGACAAAGAAAACATGATCAACACCAAATGTTACGCATTAGATGATTTGAACCTTAAACGTTTAGATCTACTTAAAATAGACGTTGAAGGAATGGAATTAGATGTATTAAAAGGCGCAACTAAATCAATTACCAGATTGAAGCCCGTACTCATTACTGAGTGGATTCATATTGGAACTGACCCAATAACTGATTTCTTAAAAGATTTTGAACACTTCACGTTAGGTGGAAATATAATCAGCGTCCCCAAATCAGAAACTAAGATACTTAATTTTGTCAAAAAGAAAATGAAAAAATGAGAAAAGGCGGCGGCAAACAGAAGGGGGCTCAATTTGAACGAGAGGTATGTGTTAAACTATCAAAATGGCTATCCAGAGATACTCAGGAAGATGTCTTCTGGAGATCAGCAATGTCTGGAGGCCGCACTACAGTTGCTGCAAAACGTGGCAAGCGGCTATCGAACCAAGTCGGAGACATATCTTGCATCCATCCAATTGGTAACAAGTTTATCAGCACCTTTGCCATTGAATGTAAGTACTATGCCGACCTCGACTTTAAAGGCCTCATTACTGGGAAGGGCAAGTTACTTGAATTTTGGGATGAAATATACAAGCAAGCCCATGCCCATGAAAAAAAACCATTCCTTGTAGCCCGACAAAACAGGATAAAACCTCTAATTTGCCTAACCCATAATGGTTGTAGCAGCCTTGGGGTACTTCCCTCTCAAACAGTTTTAATTAGTCGACCATTTGACTTGTATATTCTTAGATTTGAACGTTTTGTGCAAGTGTGCGTACCGTTTGTGTGACATAGGAGAACTAAATGAAGCGTGCGTTTTTTATTGGGATCATCGCGTACTCCGTGATGATCTTTCTTACCAATGACTGGTACAATGCTATCAATACCACTGACAACTCAGCTTGGTTTTGGATTGCAAAGTGCCTAGTTGACTTCTTATTTGCTGGCTTTGGTTTATTCAAAGTGTTTGGTAAACTCATTCACTTTGATGAAGAAGAGGTTGGCATTCATGAGGATGATATCACGGTGCCGGATACGTGGCTCTACGGCCTGTTCGGTTTGAACCTGATTGCTAACTGTGGTTGGCATGCTTACCAGTTCAAATCTCAATCAGGTGCCGAATCTGCTTACAACTCAGTTTGGTTCTTTGTTGAGTTTATCGGCGTTATTGCTACCTTCATCCTGTATAAGCACGCAGCCATGGTTGCTGTACGCGAACAGCGTAAGGCTCGTGCTGCTACCAAGCAGTACGGACGTGACAGTAGCGTTGCGTAAATAAACTAAGGGAGGGGGCAACCCCTCCCTTCCCTTCTGGAGATACAAATGAAACTAGCACTATTATTTCTGTTTCTAACAACAACAGCATCGTCTGCGCAAGTAGTAGTACTGCCACCAAGGCATCATCATGTTTATGTTCCCCCAGTAGTAGTACGACCCGGTGGTCCTATTTACCAATACCCAGTAAGTCGCAACTGTCCAATTGGTACAAGTTGGCAGTATGGCTGTGTAGCTTGGGATGCACCAGATCCGGGTGAGATAGTTGGAGAATGCATTAGAGAAGCATTCTCATGCAAACGCATCCCAGGTCAAATCCAATAATGCAATGGATCCTTGTGTTGCTTATCTTCAGTAATGAAACCACTGGGCTAGCCGTACCTTCAACCATGGCAATGACATCTATCAGTGGTTTCTTAACACAGGCGTCATGCGTAGCGGTTGGGGAAGCTTGGGAACATACTCAAAAAACATATGACCGTAAATACGAATGCTTACCGGCGGATCAAAAATGAAAATGCACAAATTCTGGGAGTACCCATCCACCTACATCATATTCGTGCTGTGGGGGATGGGTGGATTTGGTTACCAACCCGGCTTTTCTACATTCGTTCTACACTTCATCATGATGCCAGCATTGTATTTACTCGGACAATACATTGCTCATTGGGAAGGTAGAAAACAAGAACGGGAAGAAGCACATGTGGCTTCTGATAGGCGATCTGCATCTAACTGATCAAGCCAAAGATGCTTACCGCTTCGGTATCTTTGACTGGATCAAGCGGCAACAGGACCAACACCCTGTTGCCGCTACTTT